GCCGCCGTCGGTCTTTCCGTCCTCATACTTGATGGATGTCTTTGCGAAGTCATCACCTTTCGGTTGGAAGGTGTCATACAGCAGCTCGAGCTTGCTGCTAATTCCGGTGACGCTGGCGTCTAAGCCGTCAAGCTCAAATTTCGTTTGCCCGACCTCATCTATAAGGCCATCATTTAATGTAGAGTTGGTGCCGCTGGGCGCAATCGGAGGCAGCACATCTCGTGGTGGCTTGCCTACTACGCTAATGTCAGAGCTGTTGCCGGTGATGTGGAACAGCTCGATGTCGTAGTTCCGCATTCGCCCGTTGTACGTGTACTGGTAGATGCCCATGCGACGGCTGTCGCTCAGTACTACGTTGTACATGTGCAGGAGGGTGCCTACGTTTTTTGCGTAGAGAGTGCCGCGCTCAATCAGCAGTGGTAGCTTCTGTCCACGCAGCACCTCCTGAACTCCGAGCCGATGAATGTCCTGTCCCGTAGTAAACGTGGTGCTCGTCCAGGTCTCAGTAGTGCTGAATGTGCTGGCCCCAGTTTTCACGAACAGCTTCCCGTAGGGCGGGCCGGTGCCCATGTAATCGCCAATATATACTTGGCCTTGATCTAAAGTAGAGCGAGCGTTAAGTGCGTTAGTGGCTACGTAGTTGATAGAGTCGCCGTCGGCGTTGAGTACGCGCAGCTCTATCCAGTAGAAGTTTAAATTTGTCGCCGACTTCCACGTGCTGTTCGTGGTTCCGTTCGGGTTGCGAACAACGAAATCCACCTGTATTTGGATGCCGGTTTCCTCAGTAGGTAGCGGGTCCGTGGTGTAGCCAAATCCTTTGTAAGTGTTAGTGATAACTGGAAATGTGTCACCTGTTGCTGCGTTCAAATTCAGCAGAGGCACCTGCGTACGGTCCGCGCTGCTTGTGGTCCATGTGGACTCCCCAAATACCGTCGGGCTGTGCGCGTTTGGAAAGTTGTAGTAGTACGCTGTGCCGCTGTACGTGTGCTCGTGCTTGTGATACTTGGTGCCCGACTTTATAAAGAAGTTTGCGTGCAGCCTGGCCAGCGTGTTGTTGCCGCCTTGAGCGGTCATGCTGTGGGTATAGTACCCAGAGATTTGAAACTGTGTACCAGCCGGGAATGTGTAATCCGCAAAGTTGAATATATCAGTACCAAAGCTGGCCTCCAGGTGTTCTTCATCTACCCCTATAGGGTTATTTGCGTTGAATGCAAAGCTCCGTTCTACTCGCTTCAGAGGTAGCTGGTGAGTGTATTCGTAGCCAGCCTCCTTAATGATGTCCGTCTGCAGCGTCAAGCCTACGTCGACAGTGCTGCTGCTGGTGTATGTGCCGCTGCTGTAGTAGTTTAGATACGTGAGGCTTTGCGAGTCGTGATGGCTCACAATCGGGATCATCCAGAAGCGCCCGTTGGCCAAGAACAGTCGCGCATTGAAGGTGATGCAGACCGTGCGCAGCACCTCCATCGCCTTGAATAGCTTTTGCTCACCGTTAGGTTGAACGTTTAGCCAGGTCTCCGAGTTGACGATGATGTTGCTGAAGAAATCGCCAGTCCCGTACAAGTTGCTCGGGGTGAAGGCTGAGTCCAGTGAAGCGTAAATGTCAGTTGCGCCCCAGTGGTCTTTTGTACGAATCTTGCCGAGGCAGTGCTTCACGATGATGTCGCGAAGGCTGCGCCCGTCGCTGTAAACGTATGGCGTTCCGTCGTTGTCGAAGTTGATGCCAGCAAGGTTGCCCAGGTCATCCGAGGCGATGATGCGTACCTCCTGCGGGTAGGCCTCGTCCTTGCGCACCACTTGTTCCGGCAGGATGACGCCCGCCCAGTACAGTGTGTTGACTCCATCCGGATCGTAACGCAGGGTCACTGTGAGTTCACCGTCCTGGCTGTTGGGCAGGTAGTCGATGAAGGTGGTGATGTTAGCGCTGTTCTCAATGATGCTAAACTCCAGCGAGGAGCCGATGATAGGCTGGTGCCGGTCCTCGTTGTTGCCCTCGTAGCGCAGCTGGTAGGCGTCGCCTCCGACTGTAAATGTGACGATGCTACCTGCGTAGTCGGCGTCGTGGATATTGAGCTGCCATACCTCTCCGAGGATGTCGCTAAACTCGGCCCGTAGGCGAACTGCTGGTGCTGGCATTAGTATCCTCTTGTGCGGTATCGGTCGATGGTGGAACGCTCAGAGCTGAGCAGGATGTCGCGGCCGTCGAGCCGACCGGTCACGATGACGTTGCCACCGGCTCCGCCTATCATGCTGCGGAGCTTGTCCAAAGGTGCAACGACTTCGGGGTTCGTTCGTGCTCCGGAGTACTCACCCATAAGGCCTAACGTAGGCCCGCTGATGATACCACCGTCTGCAAATTGCATGATGTTGGAAAAGACCGACTTCATCAGGCCCATGCCTGCGGTGATGAGCGCAGGCAGGATGACAGCGGCTGCCGGTCCTGCGCCAACTGCCGTCTGCCCTGCCGCCTGAATTGCGAGGGCGGTGGCTGCGTTGAACGCCGCGTCGACAGCCGATGAAGCAAATGACTTGAAAGCCTCGCTCGCGCCCTCTGTGCCCATCACAATCTGACCCATTACCTCACCGAATTGCATCCCCCAGGTTGCGGAGGTTTCGGCGAGCAGCAGCATTTCCTCACGGATCCGCGCAAGGTTCTCAAAGTACTCCTCCGCGCTTTGCGTAGGCGCCTCCCATACCTCCTCCTCCAGGCCCGGAATCTCGAATAGGTCAAGCTCTGGCAACTGTGCGCCGCTTGTCAGCTGAACAGGCTCGGGCGTAGCAAGAACGTCAGCCATCATTAGCTTTTCGTTCTGCCGCCGTTGCTCTGCCAAATCCTGCTCAAGGTCGTACTGTTCCTGCCACGCCTTGCTCTTCTTTACGAATTCGTTGTATGCTTCGCGCTGCGCGTTCGTGTTGTCCTTTGTGGCGGTAGTGTTGTCCACCGTCGAATCTGTAACGTCGCGCTGGCTTTCGTCGTAAGCTTTGATAATAGCTACACGTGCGTTGTAGTCATTGGTTTGGGCAATTGCTGCCGTGCGCAGTTTGGACAATTCCGCGCGTTCCGCCTTCAGTTCATCGACTAACTTCTGCTGTGCATCTATGGCTTGCGTGTTGGTATTCGTCATACCAGACAGCGCATTGTTCGTTGCGTTAGATGTGCTCTTTAACCTGGCTAATTCCGCCTCGGCATCCGCGATGGTGCCGTTCATTTCAAGCATCTTTTCTCCCAACTGCGTAACCCGCGCCACCCCTTCCCGCGCCAAATTCTTCGTAAATTCTTCGTGTTCTTCGCGTGCTTGTTTTACTTCGGATTTGTACAGCACAATTGCTGCAACCAAAACTCCGACAGCTGCGGCCGCTGCAACGTAGGGGTTGGCCATTAGAGCAGCATGCAAGCGCATGATACCGGCCTTTAGCATCGGCAGCACAAGATTCACTGCGACAAATCCCTTGTGTAAAGCGCCTACCGCAATGACAACCGGGCCGATGGCCGCCGCAATCGCAGCCACCACTACGATGGTCTTCTTGGTCCTGTCGTCGAGCTTCATAAATCCGGCTGCGAGTTCCGTGACTTTGTCGATGGCCGCAGTAACGTACGGCAGGAGCACGTTGCCTAGCGAGGCGCCCGCCTGCTTCAAGTTGTCGAGCGCGGTGCTGAACTTGCCGGCCGCAGTTTGGCTGAGGCGCTCCATCGCACCGTGTGCGAATCCGCCCTCCTCGGCAAAGCCGCGCAGGGTAGCGTTGAACTGCTCGACGGTTACGGCTCCGGCTCCAAGCTGCGACGGCAGCAGGCCGGTGGCCTCGCTCAGCGCAGTGAAGATGGGGATGCCGCGCTCGGCGAGTTGGTTCAAGTTCTCCAACTCCACCTTGCCCTTGGCCTGCACCTTGGCGAAGATGGCCGTGATGTCCTCGATGCTTTCGCCGGAGGTGGCTGCGATGTCGCCGAGGAATCCCAGCTGCTCGTTGACCTGGCTGATGTCGGTGCCAGCCGCCAAGAGCTGGCGAGCGGCTCCGGCTATCTCCTCGATTTGGAACGGTGTAGCCGCAGCGAACTGGTTAAGCTGGTCCACCATGGCGCCCGCTTGCTCAGCTCCGCCCGTAAGCGAGATGAACTGCGTCTCCATGGTCTCGAGGTCGGCGGCGGCTTTGACGGCCGCACCGCCCAGGCCGACGATAGGCAGCGTCACGCCCATGGTCATGGATTTGCCCATGTCCATGATGTTGTCCGACGTCTGCCGGATCTGCCGCTGTATCTTGCCGAGCTCTTTGTTGAACTCGCGGGTGTCCGCACCTACGCGGACTATGAGGTCGCCGAGTTTAGCCATTACTGCTCTTTGCTATTTGGCGCAAGATAGCCAAGCCATCCGCAGCGGGTTTCCGCTTTGCCTCCCATGGGAACTCGGCGATGTCCTCCGGCTTGAGGCGCTTCTTGGTGTGTGGGTTCAGCAGCAGGCAGGCCAGCCACCTGGTGCGCTCCCACTCGCGCTGGTCGCGCTCTTTCTCGAGCTCGAAAAAGCCGGTGACTGCGTTGTTGAACTCCGCGAAGGTGAGGCCGTAAAGCACGGACGGGGTCAGGCCCAGCTGGCCCAACCCCGTCGCTTCAAGTTCGTCCCAGTTTAGAGCTTTGCCTTTCCCGCGCTTTTTTTTTGGTCGCCTCCGAGCAAGGCCGCGACGGCCTGCGTGAGGGTTTCAAGGTCGGCGATGGTGCAAAGCTCGAGGAAGTCGTCCGCAGTCAGATCCCAGGTGTGGCCGTTCGCTTTGGCTCCTGCCTCGGCGAAGTAGTAGGCCAGCTCCGGGATGCGCGTGACGTCTGTCTGGTCGATGTTCGCCACCTTCACGCCGGTGTTTTGTTCAAACTTGCGCCACGCCCCGAGGGATGCGCGCAGGGTGAAGGTGCGGCCGCTTAGTTCAACCAGCATCAGACGATGGTCTCGCGTACGACAGCGCCGGTGAGGTCCATGGTCAACGACCAGGTCACGTTGTCCTCAAAGCCAGCCGTCTGCTCGATGCTGGTGATGTAGCCAGCGACGTCGAACTCTTGGTCGCCTGCGTTCGGCAGAGCCGTAGCGCCAACGTTTGAAAATACCGCAAAGACCTTGGTGCCTGCGATTTGGTAGGCGACCAAAGCGTTGAAGCTGTTGGTTGCGTCCTCAGCGAAGATGCCGCTGACGTTGATGCTGGCCGACTTCAGGGCCGGCAAGATTTCGCGCCATCCGGCCGACGTCTTGGTGGTGATGTCGCGCACGTCGGTGCTCATGGAGATGCTGCATTCCGTCACTGCGCCGACCGCCGTGTGGGTGCCGTCAAGGGTGCCAGTGAAAAAGCGAATGCTCGAGGCATTCAGGTAGCCTTGGGTCTGTGCCATTATTCAGGAGTGTTTTCGGGTTGTGGTTCAGGTGCGGGTTGATCAGTGAGCTCAGGCTGCGGCGCGGGTGCTTTCTTCGCCTTGGCCGCTTTCTTGTAGAACTCGTCCTCCGGGTGCGCGTCGCAGTACTCGCCAGCCACCAGGATGCGGTAGAACTTCATCGATACCTCGACGGTCTTGCCCGTTTCCCACTCGTAGCCGTAGAGCTTCAGGGGCTTCTTGAGAGTCACAATCATGGCCCGAATGTACGGAGTTTGCCTTACTTGGATTTCCGCTGCGTGATGTACCACTGTCCACCAATGCAGTGCACGGTGATGCCGTCATAGGAGCGGTCCATGGTGGCCGATGCGCTGCCGTCGATGGTGACGCCAGAGTCAAGCTGTGCCTTTGTCACCAGCAGCGTGCGCTGGTTGGAGAGATGGTTGCCCGTCTTGATGCGAACCTCGCGGCCCTCGTTGCCGGTCACGGTCGGGAGGTAGAGGATTGCAGCGAGGCTGCCGCTCGAGGCGGCGTAGTTGGCGAATAGCAGGTGATCGTCCGAGTTTACCGTGAAGGTCGCGCCGTTCGTGAGTGCCAGGATGCGCGGCTCGTCGTACACCGCACCGCGGATGTACAGGTCGGGCCGTATGGCGGAGGTGGTCGGCAGAGTGTAGTTGCTCCTGTCGATGCGCACCTCGTAGTCGCTCATCACCCGGTAGAGGCGCTGCGGCTCTTCGAAGTCCATCACCTCGGTGATGTATTGGATGCTTTGAACGTTGACGCCGGAGTAGGTGCCGCTCCGCCGGTCGAGGCAGGTGCGCACCGCATCGGATAGGTCGATGGCTGCCGTGTAGCTGAGGGCGTAGCAGTTCACCTCCACGCTCGCTGTGTCGAGCGCAGACGGTGCCGCCTGCACGTCGCTCGGGTCGTTGCTGCGAATGCTATAGACGACGTAGGGTTTCGTCTGTTCCTGGTCTGCAATTTCCGGAAAGACGCGCGTGCCCACGATGCCGCTGATGGGGCCGTCGTTCGTGAGCAGGTAGTAGATGGCTTTGCCGGCAATCATCGCATGTATTTTTCGAACTCCTGTTTTAGCTCCTGCTGCAGCTTCACGCGCATCTGCGCCTGCGTGGCTTCCATCGCACGACGGATGACCTTGTAGTTGGGGTGGCTTGCCGACTTGCCGCCGAACTCCTCCGGGAAATCTCCCTCCTCCACGATGTGCGCAAACCATCCGTCGGAAGTAGCTGGCACCTTGCGCTTCATCGGGTAGTTGACGCGAGGGCCTGCAAGCACCGTCGGGAACTTGTTGTCCGGTGACCAGGTGCCCATGGAGTCGCGCAGCTGGCCGCGGTAGACGAGCAGGGCGTCCTTGTTCGGCCGCACCACGATGTCGCGCTTGTACGGCTTTATCATGCCCTTGGCCTTGCGCACGAATATCTGCGCCACCTTGCGATACCGTCGGCGCACGTCTTTCTCGTTGATAGCGCCGAACTGTGCCGCGCGCTCCAACTTCTTAAAAACGTTTTGCTCGAGCTGCCAGTATATCATTCCCGTATGGTGCACGTGAGGCGCAGGCCCTCGTTCCTTCCTATCTCTTGGATGGCCTCGATGTTGTAGGCTTTTGAGTTGTAGGTCACCCGGTCCTTCGGGGTCACCGCCGCCACCGTCGTGGAGTAGCGGATGATGAAGTGCACCGGCTGCTTGCTCATAAGCTGCAAGCTCTGTATGACCTCGTTGCCGGACCCCTCGCGGAAGATGACGTCGGCCCATACGGTGGCCAGCGTGGTCCACGCCTGCGCCCGCTCGCCGTACGCGTTCGTGGTCAAGGTCGCCCGCTCGATGACGATGCGGGAGTCCATCCGGCCAAACTTCATTGCAGCACCCGGTAGGGGCTGACCAGGGCATCGATGCCCAACTTCAGCCGCGTGGTAATCGTGCCCGTAACCTCCTCCACCCGGTTCTCGTAGAGGTGCCCTACGATGAGGCGCACCGCTTGCAACAGCGGCGTCGGGATGTCAGCCTCCGCGTAGCCCACCGTCATGTTCACGCGCACCCGGTTGAGGGCGTCCGTGTACAGGTCGGGCGGGCTCACCCACTGCAGTCGTGCGGGTTTCGTTTGGAGGTCGTAGTAGTATTTTGAGGCATCCAAGGTCAGGAGCGTGTTGGCCGTCGACAGGTAGGTCACACTGCTGATGGAGGCCACCGGCCCGATGGGGATGCGGGTCGGGTAGAAGCTGTCCATGTAGCCCACCGCAGTCACGTCGCCCAGGCGCGTGTCCGTCATCGCCTCGACGTAGGTGATGGCCACCTGCCGCAGGGCGGTGATGTACGTGTCCTCGTCGGCGTGGTCCACGCGGAGGAACTCCTTGAGCGCCGCCACCGTCACGATCGAGTCGAGCACTGGCGCGCTGGTGATGGTCACTGTCATCATGGCCCGAAAATACAAAAGCCCGGGGGAGTGCCCCGGGCCTTTGATATGTGCTCAGCTCTGCTTAAGATGCCGCGACGTCGTTGCACTTCGCAAGCGCGTTCGGCTGGCGGGTGTCGAAGTCGAAGAAGCGGTTGACGTGCAGGACGATCTGCGCGTTTCCTGCTGCGCTGTACGGGTCGACGAGCAAGTCGATACCTCCGAAGTAGGCGAGGATAGCGCCCTGTTGGAAGTTACCGAACAGCATCTGCCCGACAGATCCGGCCGTTACGTCCGTGAGGTACGGAGTTGCAATAGCGCGGTAGCCGTTGAACGTACCGGAAGCCAAATCGAACAAGGCAGACACCGATGCCACCTGCGCTGCGTTCTTTGCCAGCTGGTACGCGTACGGGCTCATTACGTAGAAGCAGTTCGAAAGGTCCGCGCCGTCAGCGAGGACAGCCGCCTCCATCGCCACTGCGAGGGCTGCGTTCATCACCGTGTTTGCAGCACTCGTGCTTAGATCGTTCATCGTGGCACCGTCGAGCGTGTCGAACGCCTTGGTGTCGATGAAAGCATTCATTGCGTTCTGCAATTCCTGTGCGATGAGCAGGTCGACTGCGTTGCCGCCCTGAAGCAGGAGCTGCTTTGAGTAGGTGGTCTTCGCAGATACGCGCTGCGGAGACAGCGTTACCTCGTCCAACTCGAGGGTCGAGTTGTCGTTCGCTGCAACTTCCGTCTCTGCCGTACCGACTGCGGGCACAGATACGCGCGGGAACTTGAGGTTGCCCGTTGCGCCTTGGATGACAGTCGTGCCCAGGCGCTCGATGACAGAGGGAGCGCGCAGTGCTTCGATAGCTGCGCCAACGCCGACCGTTACGAATGCTGCACCGTCCGTCGTAGCGCCGTATGCGCCGGCCGTGAAGCTGTCAGCACCTGAGCGGTACAGAGCTTTGGTCGGGATAGCCACCTGGCCAACAGCCTGCAAGCCTTGCGACCGCATCTCGCGCTGTGCCTCCTGTGCCCACTCCGCCTCGGCGCCCTCCAAAGAGCGGCCGTTGGCTGCCTGCATGATAGCGCGGCTCAACGAGAACTGGCCGTTGACGCGCTCGACTTCGCGCTGCTCGCCTTTGCTTACAGCCTCGCCGCCGACCATCCGGGCAACCATGGCCTCATGATCTGCGCGGTGCTTAATCTTCTTGTCCAAAGCCTCGACTTCACCGACGAGCCACGCCGCGCGCTGCTCTTCTGCTTCAGTCATCAAACGACCGTCACGGTCGCTGCCTTCAACGAGGGCGACGTGCTCCTCGTAGTTCTTGGCGCGGAGCGCCTTCAACTCGTTCAAGTTCATGGTGTGGGTGGGTTTATTGGGTGCTAATTTATGCACTGGTGAGATAGGGGTATTGCGTACTTCGGGCTCGGCCTGCGCAGCCTCTACGGGTGCGTCAATGGCCTCGAGGATTTCTTCGACCACCTCGTCCTCCGGGCCGGCCGCCTTAGCGCGGGCCGCCACCGTCGTGGTCGGGTAGGCAGGGTAGGTTACCGGGCTGACGTCGAGCAAAGCTCCCATGCGGGTGATGGTCCGCAGGTTCGCTTTGCGGTCCCAGTCCTCGTCCGCAATCGTGAATGCGAAGGAGCTCTGCGAGATGTCGCCGCGCTTGATGAGCTTGTACAGGTCCCGGCCCTCGGTGGTGTCAGCCAGGCGCGCGGTGTAGCGCAGGCCGGTGTCGTCCACCTCGAGGTCGAGGGTGCCGTTCGTGGTCCGCGCCAGCGGCACGCCGGTGTGGTTGATGAGCAGCCGCACGTCGTCCTGCATGACGCCCTCGAATGCTCCGCGTGCGATGCGCTCCTTGAAATAGCCGATGTCGGTGATGTCGTCAAATACCGCCGCGTAGCCGCTGACGGTGAGGGTGTCGTCGGAGGCGGCACGCACCTCGCTGACGCGCAGCTCCACCGCCTCGCCGTACTGCGAGCGCACCTGCTCGGGCGCTTCAGGCGTTGTCGTTGTCTGTCTCATTGTTTCCGTTGTGTTCTTGCGTTTCCATGCCGCTCGATTCGGCGCTTTCGTGGGCGAGCTTTTCGCTATACTGGCCGAAGTACTCGAGCGCAATTTGGTTGACCTGCACCGTGTGCACGTCTCCGCCGGTCACCGGGTTCATGTCCTCCTTCATCCGCACCTCGTTGATGGAGACCACGCCGGCCTGCAGCATCTGGGTGTAGAAGTTCGCGCGGGCTGCCATGTCGCCGCGGTACAGGTCCGTCATGTCGTGGCGGCTGTAGATCTGCGGGCGCTGAAAGGACTGAATCAGCTTGCGGTCGACTTCCTGCTGGAGCCGCACCGCCCAGGGCGTAATGGTGTGGCGGGCAAATTGGATGGACTGCTGCTCGACGTTGTTGAAGGTCGACTGGCCAGGCACCTGAACCAGGTCGGGCGGCACCGAAAAGATGCGGCAAATCTCCTCCGCCTGAAACTTGCGCGTCTCGATAAATTGCGCCTCGTCGGGCGGGATGGTGAGCGCCTGGTACTTCATGCCGTAGCTCAGCAGCTTCACGCCTGCGTCGCTGCTCTCCTTCCACGACTTCGCCAGCTGGGCGAGCTGCTCCGCTTTCATCGGCTGCTCGGGGGCGAGGATGCCGGTAGGCCGTGCACCGTTGCCGAAGTAGTCGGCGCCGTAGTCCTGCACCGCCTTCGCCAGGCCGAGGTTCTCGCGGTGCGTGCGCAGCGGGCTCATGCGGCCGTGATTGGCCAGCTCCAACATGTTCTCCGGCCGCACGATGCCCAGGTCTTTTACGACGTACACCTTCTCGCCTGCGATAATCTTCGGCTCGACGTCGTAGTAGTGGAGGATGTCAAGCTGCGTGGCGTCGCCGCGGTTGTCGCGGGTGATCATGGCGTAGCCCACGCCGTACATGAGCGCCTGGGTGTAGAGCGCCTCCCAGAACTCGTACGCGGTCTGGTAGCCGTTGGGCTCGTACCGGCACAGGTCAAATGCCGGATGACTCTCCGCCAAGGTCACCTCGCGCCCGCTGCGTTGGTAGATGTTGAGGGCGAGTGACGCACAGGTGGAAGAGATACGGTAGATGCACGCGTAGACGGTCGAGAGCGCAAGGGCGCCCTGCTCGGTGACGGTGACGCCCGAGCCGGTGTTCATGAAGACGCCCAGCTCACGCGCGATGGTGGCGCTGTCGAACTTGCCCACACGGGCCCGCTTTTGGATGCCGAGGCGCTCGAGGATAGTAGCCATGTGCGTCAAAAGTACTCAAAGCGAAATAACGCCCCAGAACTCCTCGCCGCTGCCGCTGGTGCGGAAGTGGCTGTATTCGTTCATGGCGATGATGCTGGCGATGATGCCGTCTACCTTCTTGGTCTCGCTGCGCTCCTTGGTCACCCGCTTGTTCTCGTTCACGTCGGTGTACACCACCGCGCATCCCATCTGCCAGCGCAGCACCTCGTTGCCGCCGTGCACGATGTTGCCCTGCATCACCTGCATCTCGAACTCCTTGGTAGGGCCGTTCATGGTGGTGATGTTCTGCGCCATCGGCCGCATGTCGACGTCCTCGCTGATGAGCTCGCTCACGATGTAGGTGCTGAAGCGTGGGTCGTAGCCGATGGAGCGCAGGTCGTACTTGCCGGCCGCCTCGAGGATGTGCTCCTTCACGATGCGGAAGTCGGTGACGTTGCCGGGCGTCACGGTGATGTGGCCCTCTTTGGCGTAGCGCATGTAGTCGATGCCCGCGCTCAGCTTCTTGCTTTCGGCTTTGTCTTGGTTGACGAACTGGTGCACCTTGAGGTAGAAGCAGTCGGCCTCGTCGTCGCGGAACAAGAGCGCGAACGCCGTGAGGTCGGTGGTGGAGGCCAGGTCGAGGCCACCCCAGCAGGGCAGCCCGCGCAGCACCTCGTCGGGCGGCAGCGGGTCGGCACCGCGCATGAAGATGTCGTCGGGGATCCACGCGGTCTCGGCCGTCGTCCACACGTTCAGGTTCAGCCGCAGGAACGTGTTGAGGTAGCTGGGTACGTTCTTGGCTTTCTGCACCTCCTGCTCGAAGTACTCCTTCCGGCAGATGCTGCCGTAGCCCGGGTTCGCTTTCTGCCAGGTCTCCTCCTGTGTCCAGTCGTCGTCGGGCTCGGCACCGTACAGCACCGGCAGGAACGTCTCGTCTACCAGCGTACCGGCTTTTACCTGGCGGGCGTACTCGTGCACCTCCCAGCAGATGGAGTTCCGGTCGTGGCCTGCTGTGGTAAGGGCGATGATGAGCGGCTGGGTGCGGGCGCCGGTCGACGTCACCAGGACATCCCACAGGTCACGGTTCGGCTGGGTGTGGAGCTCGTCGAATATCACCGCGTGGCAGTTGAACCCGTGCTTGGTCGAGGCCTCCGCGCTGATGGACTTGTAAAAGCTCGACTTGTACTCGACGGAATTGCGCAGCACCTTGCACCGCTTGCGCAGCTCGGGGTTGTTGTGGATCATCTCCTGCGCCACACTGAAGACGATGTTGGCCTGCTGCCTGTCCCCAGCAGCCGAGATTACCTCGGCACCTGGCTCGCCGTCGCTGAAGAGCATGTACAGTGCTATGGCTGCCGACAGGTTCGACTTGCCGTTCTTCCGCGGAATCTCGACGTAGCAGGTGCGGTACTTGCGCCGGCCGTCGGGCCGCTTCCACCCAAACAGCGGGCGGATGATGTCGTCCTTCTGCCAGGGCTCGAGCAGGAACGGCTTGCCGCCCAGCTCGCCCTTCACGTGTGTGCAGAAGCGCTCGATGAAGTTCACCGCACGATCTGCGGCGGCTGCGTCGTAGTGGTATACCGTCACCCGAAGTACGTCTCGACATCGGTCGGCTCCTCCGCCACGCCCTGCATCTTGTTCTCGATGCGGGCGATGAGGGCCTGCTTGCGCATGCGGGCCTCCTTCAGCTGCTGCCACTCGGGGCGGGCCCGGCTGTACGTGTCGCCCGACTTGCCCACCACCTGGTAGCAGGTGCCATGAATGTCGACGTACTCCTGCAGCTGCTGCTCCTCCACCTCCACGCACGCCAAGGTCCAAATCATTGACTCCATTCCGGGGGTCAAGTCCATGTAGCCCGCGTATTCTGCGATGCGCTGGGCCAGCTTTTTCTCCTGTGCTTCTGTCATGGGGCGAATGTCGGGCGGTTCCCTTCTTGTTTCAAGTGTGAACAATGTGAACTGGTC